AGTGATAGGTGAGGCAAAGCGCCGCGAGATGGTTAAACGGCTTCACGCGGCCCTAGAAGCGGCCAAGGACAAAGAGCGCCCGTTGCATGAGGTTTGCGGATTGGCTGAATCTGCAGCTTTGGCCGGAATCGATAGGGATGGGGAGAATCGGGCCCGGTATGCGGATTCCTTTTTCCAGGAAATTTTTGAGGATATGCAGAGGCAGCAAAAAGGAGAGATGCTAGGCATCCCGACCGGTTTACGCGATGTTGATTTGCAGACCGGTGGCGCCGAGGGTGGAAATGTGGTGGTTTTGGCCGGAAGACCAGGAACGGGCAAAACTTCCCTAGGCATCCAAATTCTGAAATACAATAACGATTTCGGTAAAACCGGCATTTTCTTTTCCGGTGAAATGAAGGCCAAGGAAATTGCCCGGCGACTACTCACGCAAACCGCCCAGGTAAATGACCAGCTTATCCGCCGGCGGTGCTTACCCGATCGGGATTGGCCGCGCATGTCTCTGGCTATGCCACAACTCCAGGGGAAAAAATTCATCATTGACGATACCGCCGGCATCACACCGCTGCAGGTTTTTAGCCGTGGCCGGAGAACAAAGGCAAAGGTAGGCCTTGATTTAATCCTCATCGATAATATCCAGCTTATGCGTGGTGATGGGAAATACAAGGACAGGCGCCTTGAACTGCAGGACATTTCCAACTCTTTGAAGCGAATAGCAAAGGATCTGAATGTCCCAATTTTCGAGCTATCCCATTTAAACCGGGATTCAGAAAAAGACGGGAAGCCTCCGTCTCTTTTTCACCTCAAGGAATGCGGCGACATCGAGCAGGACGCCGATATGGTTTTCATGCTTTACCATGACCCAGAATCAAAAGACCCCTTGAGCCCTAATTTTGGGCAGGTATTAATAAACCTCGCCAAAGTAAGATTCGGAGAGACGGGGACCATTCCCGTTTTATTCGATGGGCCCACAACCACATTTCGAAACGCATCGAAAAGACAAGACGAACCACCACCAAACAGACACGACAGAAACGGATGGGATGACGTATGACCCCAATCAAGACCGAACGCTCTGACAAGTGGCACGCCTACGAGCGCCTAAAGCGCCAGATCGCCGCCACCGCAAAAACCCCCGAGGAATATCTCCGACGGGTCACCGCCCTGGCCAACAGGCTGGGCATCTAACCAAAGAGGGATGACATGAAGCGCGAAAAGCCAATACACAAAAGAGGCGGGAATAAAGCCGAGATTTATGTTGGGTTTGGGCAACATCGGGAAATACAGGGTGCACTATGCGAAGGCGCAAGGGGTCTTTGGAAGGGTCGGTCTTTCCGTGTGTGCCGAAATTGGAAAAGCGTTACATGCAAAAAGTGTTTAGGTAAAAGACGCGTACGATTAACCAAAGAGGGATGAGACAATGAGCCAAGAGAACCACGGCATCACGCTACCGGAGGACGGGAAATGACTTGGGATACAGCAATCAAGGCCGCGCGCGCATTCGGCGTCCTGTTCGCCGGAGTCGGTGTAGCCGCCATCGGCCTGGCCGTCTTGTGGCTGGTCAGGGGGGCGTGATGGACGCGGAAATGATGGCCCGTAAGCATTGGCAATACTATGAAGAGGGGAGGATCAATAACGAAAAAGAACTCTTTGGTATGAGTTTCGACGGGCTACCGAAGAAGACAAAGAACCTACTTATAGCCGCTATGGGTCGCCTTATCGAAGATATTACCAAGACGAATGGCGGCGCGTGATGGGTAACCGCTCCATGACCTTCCTAGGCCGAACACCGCAGGCGCAGAGGGCTTTCGACAAGGTGAAAGACGCATGCGCAGCTCAAGGGTTAGCGAATGACAAGGATGTAGCCTATGCCCTTGGTATCCTATCCACCAAGGCCAGAAGAGCCACAGCCAAGGCCCCGGCGCTGGAAAAGCGGAAGATGGTCCGCAAGACCCTACGCGCCGCCGGCGAGATACCGAAGACCAAGAGCGATTGGATGCGTGAGGCGGACAAGTGGTTCAGCCGGTTTATTCGGTTGCGTGATACCCACGAAAATTCAAACGGGCCAAGGTCCGGGCGATGCGTGACATGCGGAGACCATCGAATAATGGCCGATCTCGATTGTGGGCATTGGATTCGCCGCGAACATTGGGGGACGCGATACGCTGAGGCAAATTGCCATGCGCAATGCTCTTACAAATGTAATAACCTTGGCGGTGGGAAAGAGCGAGAGCATGAAGCCGCGATTGAGAAGATTCATGGTAAAGGAATAGCGTTGAAGCTGCTATACCACTCGAAAGATTACAAGCGAAAACCGACCGCGAAAGAGTTCCAAGCCATCGCGGAGAAGTACGAAAAAAAGGTTTCCGAATTAGGCGGATGGCCCGAAAAGTGAGTAAGTTTTAAACCGTTCAAAAGGGATGACGAAAAAATGAATAAGCCTTACAGAATAATCCTCGGGGACTGTGTGCCCGAAATGGAGAAATTAAAACGCGAAGGGTTCCAAGCGGATCTTTCGGTATACTCCCCGCCGTTCGCTTCGCTCTATGCGTATTCAAGCGACCCAGCAGATATGGGGAACAGCCGCGAAAGCGATGATGAATTCAAGCTACACTTTCGGTTTTTCGCGAATGCCATTTTCCCGCTTATCAAATCGGGCCGGAATATGTGCGTGCATATTCAAAACCCCACACGGTCACTAACACATCACGGTAGACCGGGGATATGGGATTTACGCGGGGAAATGATCCGGCTTTTCGAGGATGCCGGATTCTGGTATTATGGCGAAGTCACAATCTGGAAAAACCCGCAGGCCCAAAGCATCCGCACCAAGGCGCAGGCGTTGACATTTGGCAATTTCATCAAGGATTCGGCGATAAGCCGCCCCGCGCTTGCTGACTACCTATTGATATTCAAGAAGCCAGGCAAGAATGAAGTGCCATGCACGACAAGCAAAATCAGAATCAACGAGCATGGTGCGCGAGAGCGTGAGGACGTGTCCAACTCAGATTGGATTGATTGGGCGCAAACAATTTGGCCTAGTAACTATGACGGCATCGCGTTGCCTTACCCAGTTTGGTACAATGTCCGAGAGACAAATACACTTAATGAACGGGCGGCAAGAAACGAAAACGACGAACGCCATATTTGCCCGCTGCAACTCGACTTGATTGACCGATGCGTCCGCCTATGGAGTAACCCCGGCGAGACGGTATTCAGCCCATTCACCGGCATAGGCTCCGAGGGGTATGAATCAATACTCAATGGCCGTAAATTTGTCGGCACGGAAATAAAGCCGGAATACCATGCCGAGGCCGTGAAGAACTGCGAAGATGCCATCCAAGAAGTCGAGGCCAAGGAGTCACAAATATGCCTATTGTGATCCCTATCGAAATGAATGCGGCAGGATACGCAAAATTCATCGAGTGCAAAAAACTTCCACGTTATGAGGTAAAGGGAGATAACGTAATCACCGATGAGGAATCGTTTAACTATGTATTCAATGGTGGCCAAGCGCCTTCGATAAAATGCGCGACGGATAAGGCCATGCTTTTCGATTACCAGCTAGACATAGTTGAACGAGCATTGCAGCGCAAGCGGTATGCGTCATTCCTTGATTGCGGGCTTGGCAAGACCAGAATAGAACTGGCATGGGCGAATTCATTGCCCGGAAGGGTTCTTTTCCAATGCCCTTTGGCCGTCGTGAAAGACATCCAAGACGAGGCCTGGCGCATGGGGATCGGCACGTCAAATCTTCGATCCGGGCCATGGTCGGAGAAGATCGGAATCATCAATTTTGAATCCATGCGGGAAATGGATATGCGGGGCGTCGTCGGGATTGTGCTTGACGAAAGCTCAATCCTAAAGAATGGAGACGGGGCGATAAGCGAATACCTAACCGATTTGGCGGCTGGCCTTGAATACCGATTGGCTGCGAGCGCGACGCCATCACCGAACGACCAAAGCGAATACGCGACACACTCGAAGTTCCTTGGGTATTCAGCAAGCCATAAGGAATTCTATTCCCGGTTTTTCCGAAAGGACGGGACAGATTGGGTTTTAAAGCCTCATGCTACCGATGCGTTTTATCACAACCTAGCATCATGGGCTTGCTATATCAAAAGCCCTTCGGAGCTTGGGTATCAGCGCGGCGGTGAGCTTGACCATGAGCCAAACTATATCGAGATCGAAACGTCAGACACAGGATATACCCCGGATGGAAAGATGTTCGCCGTCGATATGTCGCTTGGTGATGCCGGAAAAGTTTTCGGGAAGTTCCGATCGGATATTGAAACGGATAGATTCGCGAAGTCATGCGACGCGGTAAAGGGGAAAGCATCTGTAGTCTGGTGCTCCCGAAACTCTGAGGAAGACGCATTCAAGGTTGAAACAAAAGGGACAGTAATCAACGGGTCAACCAGCATCGAAGACCGAATCGAGATTATCGAGGCATTCCGAACGGGACAAATCAAGACGCTTATAAGCAAGCCGAAAGTCCTTGGATTTGGTGTTAATATCCCGCAGGCAGAATGCCATTTGTATTCTGGGTATGATTTCTCATTTGAGAAGTTTTACCAAGCGGTTAGGCGGTCGCATAGGTTTGGGAGGTCGGGGGTTTTAGATGTTTATATCCCGGTAGCCGAATGTGAGCGCCCGGTTTGGGAGTCATTGTCAGCCAAACTAAAAACCTTTGAAAACGATTGCATCCAATTGCAGAAAAGGTTTTTCCAATGAGCCAAAAACTATTCCCAACCATCCTTTTAATCCTGGACCTTTGCGCGTCGGCTGTTTGCTGGAGTGGTGGCGATTGGCGCAAAGGTGTCTATTGGGGCGCAGCGGCGGCGTTAACCTATGTGGTAACCTACTGATGACCCTTCGGACCCACATCCTAAACGACGTATCGCGCTGCACTGGAGGCGACGGAGAGCAGGAGATATGCCCACAGCGGGAGGCTTGCGCCCGGTGGGTATTCCGCACCACGGGCGGGGCCTTTGCTCCGATCCAAAACTTCCACCGCCCCGGCGACTTGCTGGGGTGCATGGACAAAATCGAAATGGAGATAGAGGGATGATAGCCATAAAAGAGTTAAAAACCATCGAAGACTTTGAAGCCGTTAAGGTTGGCGATTGGCTGGCATGCGAATTCAATAGGAATATCCATGACTACCCAAAGGTTTATCGTTTCGGAGTTTTCAAGGTATTTGAGGTCAAGAAGAACGACCATGAGATTATTTTGCAGAAGAAAAACAACGTCTATTTCAATTATAAAATGACAGTAGACGGCAATAGTATCCTGACTTCTGCGGTCTTGATCATTCCCCCAAGTGGAAAAGTGAGCGAGTGATGAGATCGCACTTTGAACCCCCGCGACAATTGCACATAGACCCAGGCATCGTGTGTTGCAAGACATGCGGAAAACCTCCGAGCCAGTTTGGGAGCGGTGGGTTTTCCGGCAGGATGTGCCGGGCTTGCTCGGACAACATAAGCGCGGGCCATGGCGATGCTTTGCGTGTTACCGACGAGGATATGCGGCGCCATTACCGGGGGTGCTTTGCAAACATGGCCTACGCCATCAGGCGCGACAAGGCAAAGAGATTGTCGGCTAAGGCTGATCAATACGGGATCATTCGGGGGAGTCGATGAGCGCCAGAAACTACGCGCCATTTTGCATCAATGGGCACGAAAAGAAAA